TCAGTTCAGAAAAACTTTTTCCCTGCTGTTGAGCATATATCAACCAGTATCTTCACAAGAGCATACTTCTTTACTGCTACACCAAAGCACAGTTTGACACCAAGCAAGGCAGGTATGAACTGGACTAAGGTGTATGGTAATGTCATTTGTCAAGTACCTGCACCTAAGTTGGTCAAGCAAGGTTACATACTACCACCAAAGGTAGAGGTTTACAAGTCAAGAATACTTGAGAAAGATGAGTTGGTTGCTGACAGAGACAATGAGCAAATGGTTGAGGCGATTGACAACCTTGACAAGGACAAGGTATTGATATGTGCCAAGTCAACAAAACAGATTGTTGCACTTGTATCACAGACAGACTTTGTTCAGCAGTTGGCAATTCGTGGTTACTCATGGTTAATGATTACATCTAAGACAGGTGCAATGATTGACGGAGAGAAGGTGGACAGAGAGACATTCTTTGATACACTTAATGAGTGGGGTAGAAACGACAAGAAGTTTGTTGTACTGCACCACAGCATACTCTCAGAGGGTATCAATGTCAATGGTCTGGAAGCAGTATTGTTTATGAGGTCTATGGACTACATAGGTCATTCGTAAGGGCAATGCTGACAAAGTATTCGGACTTGTTTGCATCCCTGTCTATTCTAAGGTTGGTATCTCAACTGCAAGAAAGGTCGAGGCAGTTGTTGACACCATATTCAACAGAGGAGAAGCAGCAACTTCTATTATTACACGATGAAAACAGACACACTTCTCAGGATACTCAAAGTGGTTAGGGTCAAACCTAAACCCAAGTATCCACCAGTACGCAAACACTACAACATACATTTATTCGGATGAATTTATTAGTTGTTGGTAGGATTACTGGTTCGGTATTGATTATTTGTGCATATTTTGTTATACTACACATATCAACACTTTATGGTGCTATGATGCACGTTGTAGCAGATTTAATTTGTATGCCATTTTATATCAAACATAAACAATTTGATGTAGTTATTATGTTATGTTTTTTAATGACAATAGCAATTAGTAAAGTGACTATTTTACTAAGATGAGAGACACAATTCTATTTGGAGATTGTCGTGAGACACTCAAACAATTTGATGAACAGGCAAGGACTTGCATCACATCCCCACCCTACTATGGACTTCGTGACTATGGTGGGGAAGATAATCAAATTGGTCAGGAACAAACACCTGACGATTTTATTGAACAATTAGTAAACGTATTTAAGGAGGTTCGCAATGTGCTTACAGATGATGGAACTTGTTGGGTTAATCTTGGGGATAGTTACTATAACTACAGACCTGGAAAAGGACAAGGACTACCAAGACAAAGTGTCTCAAATACTAAACAAGACCTACCAGATTTGTGTCCTCGTAGAGGAAATCGAATCGAAGGACTCAAAGAAAAAGACCTTATCGGAATCCCTTGGCTCTTCGCCTTTGCAATGAGAAATGACGGATGGTATCTGAGACAAGATATAATCTGGCATAAACCAAATCCAATGCCTGAGAGTGTACGAGATAGGTGTACGAAGTCGCATGAATATATATTTTTGTTTAGTAAGAATAAAAAGTACTACTACGATAATGAAGCAATCAAAGAACCCGCAAAAGATTGGGGAACAAGAGATCGAACAAAAGGAAAATACCACAACAAAGGAACAGGACTACAACCACATAGCGGACTTACAAAATCATATCCAACAAAAAATAAACGATCTGTCTGGTCAGTAACAAACAAACCATACAGGGAAGCACACTTCGCAACCTACCCACCAGATTTAATTGAACCTTGCATTAAAGCAGGGAGTCAGGAGGGAGATTTAATTCTTGATCCTTTTATGGGATCAGGAACTACAGCGATGGTTGCTAAATCACTTGGTCGGGATTATATTGGATGTGAATTGCATGAAGATTATGGTAACTTAATTCAGAAGAGAATACAGGATTATAAACCAGTTCAAGAAGTGGCACAAGAACCTTGCATAAACATATTAGATATATTATAATGGAAGAGTAGTAAAAGGAGAAACAAATGATCGAAGGATTTGTATTAACATTAGCACTCATGTCATTTTGTATTGGGTCATCATTCGCAATCGTAAAATTTGCATCAAAAGGGAGATTCTTTTAATGAAAATTAGAGTAAAGTTATATGTTGCAGGGCAAGTTTTCACAGAAGAAGTGAGAGCAGCAGACTACAACGAAGCAAAGCAAGTAGCCTTAGCGAGAAATCCAAATGCAACTGTTGTAAGTGTTACGAGAGCATTTTAATGCCAAGAAAAACTAACTACCAGACATTCTATCCTACACAGTTCCCAAGTTTACTTGACCCAAATGTAGGTCAACCAAACGGATATGTAACAAAGGATGGAATGTGGGCAGCAGTTCCGTCAAATGGAAGAAAGTTTGCTATCATTCATAATGGTGTCGTAGAACACTTTTCAAAAAACTTTGAATGTGCTATGACATACATAAAAAAAGGTATTCAAAAGGAGAAGAAAGATGCACGATCAAAACTCAATAAGTAAAGATGAAACACCCGCAGAAAAGTATCAGCGAGCGTTGGATTTATTTACTGAATCAGTATTGAAACCTGACCACGATTTGCGTAGTTGTTCTCATAATCAAGGATGTTTTAATGAACTTATGGAGATACGAGAACACGTTTTAGAATACCTTAAAACTCTTAAAGAAGTCACACATCATACAAATGCTGACGAGAGTGATGATCTTGAAACCGCTAAATTAATTGAATCAAAAAACGTACTTAAGGATTGGAGTCGAGAAATGAAAGACAAGAGTACGACTATGTTTTTGACGTAGGTATAAACTCGTAGGCATAAATTTTTGTTACATTGTATCAGTAAATACAGACACTTTTTGTCTAAATATTTTTAGAATTAAGGAGAAATTCTATGCACTAAACTCTTTTGTTATGAGTTAATTTTTATAGAGTTCAACATGCACAACTTAATTTCGTTCAATCAATTAGTGGGATATGATAATACAGACCCACACAACGATTTAATCGCAGAATACTACGAGTGCCTGATCGAATGTGATGAAGACCAACACATTTGCAAGCGAATTTGCAAGGAGGTACTAATTGTATAAGATCAATCCGCAACTACATCCACCTTAACATTTCTACATAACCCTTGATGATATGTCAAGGGTTTTTTCATAGGTATAAATACTTTGTAAAGAAATCCTAACAATTCAATGTTATCCGACAAAAAAGCAGCAAAGAAGATTATAAAGGTTGCAAAATCGAGTCCAAACCTTTATACTAATGAAGAAGTAAGTTATGCTAAAATATACAAGAAATCATTAAAAAATGCAAGACTCTCTCAAAATAAGTCAAAATAAAGATGGTTCATTCTCAGTTGAGTGGGATAAGAAAGACCCCAAATGGAACTTCTTGAATAATCTAACATCAAAGGAAATACAGACAATAGTTGAAAAAGTTGTAGAAGATGATATGATGAAATCATAAATAATAATGTAACGAGGGAGAACATTATGAAAAGTATAGAAGACCACATTCAGCACGACAAGGAACTTATTGCTGACCCTAAAACATCAGAACCAATGAAGAGACATGCTCTTGATGAATTACATGAATTAGAGGAGTATGTAGATCATCATCACGATGAGATTGAAGCGGGAGATCATCACGACCCAAATGCACTTGAACTCTTTTGTGATATGCACCCAGATGAACCAGAGTGCTTAGTGTATGACGATTAAATAAGTGTCACAAACCCCTTTACAGGGGTTTTTTTATTGCTATAATAAGTACAGGGAAACAAAACTGGCAAGGATCTATGGTTGTCCCAGATCAGGTCGAAATCTTGATTTGATCACAAGATCGTAAATCCTCTCTGAGAAATTACGTCCTGTAAGTCCAAGTTTTTGTTTCTCGCATCCAATTATTCCCACATTACTATGTCAAGAGAAGGACTACCCACAGGACAAATGCAAGAAGAGACACAGGAACTTCTTGATGAGTACAATGAACTCTATAATTGGGAGTACAACGATATGGTTGACTTCATTAAGAGTTATGGAGAAGATGACTTTAGAAACAACTATGAAACATATCAGAGACTTGTTGATGACTATGGACAGGAAGTAGTCGATGAGTTCATGGAAGATTTCGACATTGAGAACTTTGAGGAAATGTATCAAGGTCAATATGAGAGTGGTGCTGAGTTCGCAGAGCAACTATGCAAAGATTGTGGTTATATAATTGATATACCCTCTTGGGTTGAGGTTGATTGGCAAAAGACTTGGGATAATGCACTCTCATATGATTACATAGAAATCGGTAATGGTCACATATTCAACGCAAATTATTAATCATGAGAAATTATCAGGAAATTAAAGGTTCAGAGAAAATTCTCAACGAACATCTGAAAACAAAACCAAAATGGTTGGCAACATGCAATAAGGTCAACAAATACACCAGAGCAGGGAAAGATGGTAAGTTTATTATTTGCCCTATATGTGAGCAAGGTAGTTATGTATTCCATTTTTCTTGGTCAGCACTCAGTTGTCAGCATTGTGATAGTCTTATCACAAAAAGACATTGGAAAGTGACAGGATAGTGACAGTTAAATTAGTGGCACATCATCCCTACCATTTTACTTGGTAGGGATTATAATGGTAGTATAAACAAACAAAGATTATGACAGTACAGAACATTTCACTAAAAGATTTTGAAACACAGAATAAAATCAAAAAGGAATTAAAAGTTAAAGTCAGAGAGTGGACAGAGCAGTATTGTGATGCGATTGAACAGAACTATAAAGAGTATCATATCAGAACATTAAACGGAAATCTACATGGCAACTACCCAGAGTATGCTCAAAAGCAATTAGATGAATTAAAAGACGGAACAGCAAAGTTAATGAAGTTTCGCATACAGGAAGGTCGTAAATATTATAAAATAATACAGCAGAACTTTGAAACATACAATGACTTAAATGAGTATCGTGATGGAAGTGTTCATTCATTTGTTGATAAGAACACAGGGGAAGTTTACATGGCAGCATCATGGAGCAGTCCAGCGAAACATGTGAGATTTGATATGAGAGTGATAAGAGACAGGAAATTGATGCACACCCCCAGTTTTGTTACTTGGGCAGGTGGTTACTTATACATGAGGTAACATGATAATTACAATCGTATCAGTATTGCTTATACTGTTTATTCTTGCTATACTGTATTATTACAACCCACACACTTAAATGTCAAAATCAAACCAGAGAGACCCACTATTAGATGAACTAGAGGAGAGAATCAGGGAGGGAAACATTGTTTTTACCCCTGATGAGGACTTCCTACGAAGAGTAGCAGAAAGGAAGGAAAAAAATTAAATTGTATGACACTTTACAAAGTGTACACTATTTCTTGAAATTCCAACTAATTCAACTATAATTAGTATATACACAACAGAGGTTATGTCAGATCAGTATCAGATGACCCCCGAACAGTTCACACGATTTCGTAACTGGTTGTGGGATTGCCCAGTTCCCTTTGAGTATTTGAATCACGATTCAGAAGGTCAAATCGCTTATGTGTTTCACACAGAGTTTGACACACATGTTGACCCACTCAAACCCCTTAATCTTCCAATTACATCAGGTAACATCAAATGACCCAAGCAGATCAACTTGAAAAAGACATCGCATTTTGTATTGATGAGTGCGACATGAATGATGAAGAAATCGGACACTTTCTTCGCGCATCAGAAGAACTTGGTGTAAGTTGTCAGTATCTTGCGGAAGAGTTTGTGTTTGAAAGTGACACATTTGAGGAGTTTGAGAGATTACATCTTGATGATGATTATCTTAAAATCAAGTGGAGGTTAGACTCATGAACAAATACGAAATCACATGGGATGAACAGTATCATCTTATTAAACTCTATGACTTACTTAGAGACACTGGTATGATGGATGATCTACCAAAAGAAATCGAAACCTTTTTTGAAAAACTATTAGACTAATGCCAACAGTACCGACCTATGACCTACCCCAAAGTCCAATATTGATTATTGGTTTCTTTGGTATTCTATTCACACTTGTATTATTAT